CCATTCTGAAAAATAGTTGGGGTTATTTTATCATTTACAACAGATAAAATATCTTCATTTCTAAATTTAATAAGAGCCCTAGAGGGATAATATAAATTACCACTTCCTTTTTCTTTTACAATTTCAAGAATTTCATCATTACCAGTATTCATTGTATTACGTTCTGGATGACTATATAAAGTAGCGTCTTTTTCGGGAAATATAAAATAATATGCCATATTAATATGTTGTTACTCGTCCTTTAATGTCTGTATTTAAGTTTTTTATTTCAAATATACTAGGATCTAAAGCAGGATATATTACTCCTTTTCTTGTAGCTCCTTCAAAATCATATTTGTATTGCGAATAACCTAAAGCTGTTCCACTTTTATTTATAAATGTTAAATTTTCTACTGATTGAACACCTACTATAGATGATAATAAATTTTCAACTTCTGATTTTATAATAGGTTGATTTATTTGCCATTTATCTATATTAAAATAATCTTGTAATTCAGCTACACAATTTAGTATTATTTCATTATTATTATAATTTTTAAATACTGTAATTTCAAAATCAATACCAAAATTAATAACAAATGCATTTTTAATATTAATAGCATCTGTTAACATTCTATATTGTTCAAGATATGTTTGAAGATTTGTTTTTGTAGCTACATTAAGATTTGTTAGTTTTTTATTATTATCATATCCTAAAGTATATAAGTTTAAAGCTAAAGGATTACGAATTCTGTTAAATTCATTAGATAAAGGAGAAATTTGATCATCTTGAACTATATATGCTTTAGCAACTCTACCAAATTTAGAAGGCATACTTAAAGTTCTTATAATATAGTCTTCTTTAGTTACTGTTCTTTGCTGAGTAGCAAATTGAGCCATTGTATTTTCTCTAATTTCTTCTATTGAATCACCATCACCTCCACCTTTAGCAGCCTCTGGATTATTTACAGCTACAGATGTTTTTACAAAATTAAGTAAAGATCCATTTAAATTAGGATTATTAGAAATAAGTAATGTATCTACTTCTGTAATTGTATTTGCATTTACATTTGAGGTTATTCCTCCTCCTACTAAATATTTTACTGTAAGTGTAGTATTAGCAGGTACTTGTCCATATGCTCTAGTCATTAAAAAGTTTGATGGATCATAAGCTGTGTCTAATTTACTTCTTCCGTCTTTAATTCCTAAACCTATATTATCTGGATTAGGGATAATTTGTTCATCTGCTTTATCACTATTACCTGCTCCAAATTGGATTTCAAGTTGATTATTGGCTTTAAATCTAGCTACAAATCTTCTTGATGATTTTATTATTTTAAGTAAATAGGGTGTTTGGTTATTAAGCCCTAAAAGTTCAGGATCATTAGTTCCTATATTTTCTACTTGTTGAAAAATTGTATCTTGGGCCAAATAAGGTACTTCATAATATTCATTACCATTTGAATCAGTAATAGATTCTATTGATATAATATTAGTATCAAATAAAGTGAATGTTTTAAATGCTTCGGCAGCACCACATGTAAAAGTTTGTTCTTTAACTTGTCCAGATATTGCTTTTGTTTTTTTCTTTAATAAATAATATTCTGGATTATTTGAACTATCATATTGATATATACTAATTTCTGTAGGGTCAAAACTTGAAGATACTTTGAAATCTACTTCATTATTAATATAAAAAGTAGGACCCTCAGTAGAATTAAATGTTGAATTAGGATTAATTTGTAAAGCATAATTAAAATCTGGACCATAATCGCCACTAGCACCCGTTGAAGGTATTAAATGAAATAATTCTAAATCAACACTAGAGGCTTCTATTACTTTAGGTCTATAACCCATAGCATAAGCTAAATTAAATAAATTTTCTTTTTCTTGGGCTAATAATAAAAGAGATTCTCTTAATTGTGTATCTGTGTAGTAAGATAAAACATCACCAACATATGCTGCCATTTCCATAAACATCATACCAGGGTTACCTTCACTAAAATCATTAAAGTTATTTGGGAAATATACTTCCGCAAATTCCATTAGTTGATCTTTAAAAGAATTATAATCTTTACTTAGATATTTTACGTCTTTATCTTGTGTTTTATTTGATACTTTACTATAAGCCATTTTAACTATAATTTATTTGTATTGAATCTTCTGCTTCGTCTAAAGAAATAGAATATGTTAATGTAAGAGAAACTCTATATTGATCTATATCTTGTCTTAAAGAAGCATCAGTTACTGTTATTTCTGGGATCCAAAATGCTAATTGACCATTTATATTTTCTTGTAATGTTATTTCATCTATACTATTTTCAAATAATTGACTTTTTAAGCCAATTCCATAAGTAGGATGATTTAATCTTTCTCCAGGTACTGTTAATAATAAATTTAAAAAATTAGCTTTTAATTGTTCTTTAGTTGTTAAAGTACCAGATGTCATATTTATATCATTCAAGGGAAAAGCAACCCCAATCCTAGCATTATTGTTAAGATCTAATGGGTTTATTCTTTTTATATCCTGAATTAATGGCATTTATTATAATCCTTTTTTCTTATCTATTGCTTTCATTAAACCACTATAATCTCTTGTTACTGCGTTTGCTACTGATTCAGGCATACCTGCTGTATCCATTGGTAATGGAGCTCCTGATGCAAATGGTTGAGATAAACTTACAGGAGCCATAGCTGTTTGAGTATTTGTATCTCCTGCTGCTGTTTCATTTAAAAGATCATTTAATGTACTATTTGATACAAATTGTTGTTTTTTAAATGGTTTTTTACCCATTATTTTTTCTTTTAAAGTGGATTGTTGTGGAACTTCAACTTTTCTTTCAGTATGTTCTGTTATAGTTGGTTTAAGTTCATCACGTAAATCTTCTTTAAGTGATTTGATTTCTCTACGTAACGCATAATCGATTTCTTCTCTAACTACTTTTCTAATTAGATTTTCAAAAGTTTTTGCTTTCATATTGTTAATTGTTGTTTGTTAATAAATATAAATTTTTTAAAAATTAGTTTACTTTTGGTTTATAAATTCTATGTTGTGGTTTAGAACCATCAAAAACGTATGACCCTCTTATATCTTTTTGTTGAGGTGTTCCTGTTCCTCCTAAATTACTATCTAAAAAGTTATTTAGTTTATTTATATCAACTGTTTCAGTACCATCACCATTATCAATTACAAGATCTCCTGCTGGTATACATCCTTTTATATATTCTGCGAATAATTGAGCTATTAAAGTTAAAAAATCTGCTATCATTTGTAATAAGGTACTAAATAAGCTTATTATTTTTGGAATTAAATTAAATATAATCATTACTGATCCTAATATTTTTAAACATTTTGTTGTAAAACCTTTTATAGCTTCAGTATATTTTAAAATAAATCCTCTTGCCTTATCTATAGCATCACTAATTACTTTTTCAAGACCACCAGCTGCAAATAATGCTGTAAAGAAATTTAAAGCTAAAAGAGATGCTGTTACTAATATTTCAAATGCTATTACTAATGCTTGAAATACAGCTAATATAGTTGTTATAGTAGTTATTTTTTCTGCTGCCTTTTCCATTTTTTCTTGTAATTTGTTTAATTTTTTAACAACACTTTCACAAATATTTTTTCCAAAATTTAATCCATCTTCTAATTTAGTTTTTGTAAATTTTACAGCTTTTATAACTTCTAAATCACAACTATAACCCATTAATTTATCTATTATTTCTTGTTTAGTTGGTAATTCTTCTTTGACTCTTTGTATTGCTTCTCCTTTTGCTTGTTGTTTTAATTCTTGCCTAGCATCGTAAGCTGCTTCATCTGCATTACCAACTAATGATCTAATTGTTGAAATACCATCTATAGCATATAAAGCATATGTCATTCCTTTTTGAACTTTTCCACCTACTTCATTTATTTTATCTGTTAGTTCTTTTGTTTTTTGAATTGTTTCTTCAGTTTTAGATAAACCAGCACCTGGAGTATTAGGATTGTCTTCTTTTTCTTTTTCTATAGGATCTTTAGCCATCTTATGATAATTTTGTTATTTCGCTTTTAAAATATTGTATATTATTTCTTAAATTTTTAACTTGTTTTCTTCTTAAACTTAATGAAGCTTCATTAGTAGACATAGGACCTGTTGGTCCAGCTGGGGTCATATAAGTTACATTATATATTATATCATCCATTAATCCATCTATCATATCTAGTAACTCATTAGCCCATTCGTCAAATTCATTTCCTAATAAAGCAGGTTCAGTTGGTAAGTTGTTATCTGTTTTTAAACCTAAGTATATATTAGGTGAATTTACAACAAATTTACTAGCATCAGATGATTCACTAGATTCTTTTTGGTCACTTGTATCAAAATGAATACTACCTTGTGTGCTAAAACCGATTGCTTTTCTTGAAAATAATAATATAGCATCTGTATGAGCATTAAATAATAATCTATCTGAATCTATTATTACTTGTTTGCCTTGATATATGTCTCCGTTTAAAGGTTTATAAGCCATATTATACTATTTTTGCATCAGTTATACCATGTTGGTATTGATTCCTTGATCCATATCTTGACCCACCATATAAATCATGATAAGTATTTGCATTAGAAGCTAAAGTTGTTTTTCTTCTATTTTGGGGACCATAAGATACATGTACCCAACTTCCTCCTCCTCTTTCAGGATATTCCCATATTAATTGATCCCAGCCTGTTACTTGATAATAAATATAATTATATACTTGAGCTGTTGTTAATCCAGGTATTTGTATATCTACTGCTTGACCAAATACATGTTGTGAAGTACTAGATCCACCTAGACTACTATTTAATTCTATACATCTATATCCAGAAGTTATTATTAAATCTGGATATACATCTACAATGGGATCAATAACAATATTCATTAGTGATCTTAAATTTTCAATTACTTCAGTTTGACTAGGTGAATTATCAATACCTGGAAAATTATTAATACCATTATTTTTAGCGGTATTTGAATAAATTAAATGTTTTAATTTAAAATACCTTCCTATGGATTCTTCTATATTCATATTAATTACTAGTTACTTCAAATAACATATTAGCTCCACCACCGCCACCGCCGCCACCACCAGAACCTGGGTTTTGATAAGTAGAAGGTAATTGTATATCAGTGTCTTTTTGTACTACTTGGTCTGGTACTGAATCTTCTGATTCATTTATTGTTTTAGGATTATTTACAACTTCTTGTAGTTCATCTTGTTCAGCAACTGGTTGAGTAGGAGTACTACTTATAGGTGATTCATTATTACTATTTAATGCTTGTACTTCTGATAATGTTAAACCTGTTCCTGTATTTAATGAAGGTGTAGGATTTAATAATGCTTGTTCTATTGTTTGAGGTTCTATATACTCAGCGTCCCAAGAATTCATATAAGGTGAAGCTTGTCTAAAATTTTGAATTCTTTGATTAGATGTTAAATATATACTAGATGCATCCCCATTTATATCTTCTGTTGTAGGTAACCATCCTTTTTCATCTAAATTCGATGATTGACCATTTCTTATAATTGTAATAGGATCACCAGTATTTCCAGAATTACTCCATCCATTAGGATTAGAAATATCGTTACTTATATTAGTTGAACCAAAACGAATAGAATTACCGAATCTACCTTCTAAAATCATATCACCTTCGTAAGGTAATAATGGTTTTATATTAATTTGTTCATTAAAATAGTTTCCTAAATTTATATCTGTTCCACCATCTTCTACTTTTCTAACTAATCCTGCTTCAGTTTGTTGATAATCATTTAAAGTTTGTCCTGATTCTAGTCCTTTTACTGTTGGTAAAGCATTATGGTGAGGGTGACCCCACATATTTATTTGAGGTAAATAATATGTAGTTATTTGTTTATCATTATAAAAATTTTTATCATTAGTAGATAATATTAGTACTATTTCATTTATTAAAGGATAATATTTTAAATGTGAAAATAAAGGAGAAGCAGTTGATGCATCTTTTGGGTTAATTTCGGGATTATTTCCTTCTAAATCTACATAAAATATAGTACCTACAGCATCATAATTACCATAATCGGATGCTAATGGGTGGTTTATATCTAATATAATATCAATTACTCTAACAGCTTTTAATTTGCTTTCAGTATTTAATGATATTTGCTCTCTATTTTTTCTTGATCTAATTATCGCCATTTTGATCAGGTGCTTCTAGTTGTTTAGGTTCTTCAACAGTTTTAGCTATTTCTTCAGTTAACTCTTGAAGTTGAGCCATTTCTTCTTCTGTTAATAATCCACCATCACCCGAATTTGTTGTACCTGTTGATAAGCGTTGTACAATAGCAGCCATTTTTATTAATTGGTCATCATTTTTAACACTTATTTCCATATATTCTTTAATTAATGGAACTACAACAGTAGCATCACCTAATGATTGCACTAAAGGTTTTAATTCAGATATAAGTTGAGCTAATTGTTTTGCTTTTTTCTTTTGATTACCATGAATTTCCTTTAATAAATCACTAAAAGATTTATCGTCAAATAATATTTGGTTTAATGGATCCATACTATTTTATTATAAATATGGAAAAACTAGATTCTTATGTAACCTGTTTCAGCGTATTCAGTATACAATTTTTTATATAATTTTTTAAGTACTTTAGTTACTTTAGTAATTACTGGAGTTTCTACACCGGTCATCTCTCTTATATAAATGTATAATGCTTTTTTATTAAATATTTCTAGATTTTCTCTTCGTTTAAATAATATATTTACTGCGTCGCATACCTTTCTATCATGATCTTTTTTAAATAAAGTAAACATATGTTTATCTACATATTCAGTAAAATAATCAATAAAGTCTTTTATATCTTGTTTACGTTGATCTCTACCTAACTGACGTAATACCCCAGCATCTTCATCTGCAGCTAAAGGGTCTGCTTTTGCTTTTTTCTTTTTATAGTTGTTATTATTATATAATATAAGATAATTTTTACCTACAATAGAAAAATAACTAAATGCTTTAGTACCTCTTTCTGGTTTCCAATAATCTAATTTTTCTAAGAAAAAACAACATACTTCGTGTTTTAAATCCTCTAATGATTCAACTTCAGTATAATAAAATTTAAATGTGTGGATTAAATTTTCAGCTAATTTATAAAAAGCATATGCTATACGAGAACGGTATATTTCATTTCTTTCTTCTTGATTAGATGATGCTAAATATTCTTGTATAGCTGCATCTACATCTGATGTAAAATATTGTTTTTTAGATGGTTTTCTACCTCTTTTCTTTTTAACAACAGGTTCGGGAGTAAGAGAACCGGTGGTAGCCGGTTCTTTTTTATTTTCATTTGACATTTAAGGGTTATTTTAATGTAAATTCATTTAGTGCTTCTTGTATTTTTTGTATTTCTTTAAAAAACCAACCTATTTGATCATCGGCATAAAATACACCTTTATCATCAATTTCTTGTAATCTTTTATCACAAGCTGTAATTGCTTCGCTTTGTTTAGAAATAAAATCTTCTAATCTTTCATTTTTAATAATTAAATTTCTAATTACAAAAAAAGAAGTTGTTAATACTATTGCTAATATAATACTAAGTGTTATCATATTTAATCTTTAAAAAACGAATCTATAACATCTATTGTTGCTTTAGATAAGTTTGGATTATTATCAGTGTTTATTTTTTTAGCTGCTCTTAATGTTTTATCACCTTTACTAGCATTTTTAGGTTTACTAGTTTTAGGTACTGCATCTGTAGCGTTATTCCATATTTCATATTCTATTTGAGCAGCCATATGATCTGCTTGATGCATTAATAATGGTAAATGAGATCTTAATTTAGTT